CATCATTTTTGCTTGAGTCTTTTAAAAATACATGACCAACAGTTTCCAATAAGCCTTTGGCTTTGATTAATAATTCTAGGTAATATCTCATCACAAAATTTTAACACAAAAAAAGGGAGCCGAAGCTCCCTTTACGGTTCTTAAGAAACTTAAGCTCCTTGTGATCCGAAGACACCACGCCAGTTAGAGACACCAAATGAGTATCTTTCTCTAGCTCTGTATCTAATGTTACCTGTTGAGAATTCAGGTTCCATAGTGGTTTCCATTCCAGTTCTTTGGAACATTTTTAAACCTTCACCATCAGAGTTCACAGATGTCATAATGAAATATGCATCAGGATCGTTCAGATAATGGTTTACTGAGAAACCGTTAGGTACAGAAGATTGATTTCTAATTGAGTTGATGTCGTTATCGGCTGTTCCGACTCTGCCCGGTGTGTTGAGCAGTCTATCAGCCACAAATACTAATTGTGGTGGAACAATCAATTTATCAGGTCTAACTGCAATAGTTAGATTTCTGTCATCAACAAAAGTTGAGATATCAATTATGTTATCTTCTAAAGAAGTTTCGTTAAGATCAGCCATTGTTGTTGCTCTGTTAGCAGCAGTACCACCACCCGCAAGCGGATGAGCAGTTGAGATCAATGGTTGACCATCACCAATAGCATAATTGGTATCAAATGCATTGTTTAAAACATTTGCACCTTTTACTTCTTTAGTGTGTTGCATGGATCGAGCCAAGGCTTTTGTATACCTTCTACCCAATTGGTCATACAAGTTATCTTCAATAGCTTCTTCAGTTAATGCAAAAGCAAGAGCCACAGTTTCGTGTGTATATCTTGCAGTATAGCCTTCTGAAGCATTATCAAAGTTAACGCCTGCACCCTCTTCCTTGACAGGAGCAGCACCAAATCCAACAACTAACACTTCTTCTTCAAAAGCTCTTTCAGAGTCTTCTATAGAATACAGTTCTTCGTATTCGCTGTTGTATTCGTCATATTCTAGTCCAAATAGAGCATTAAGACCCGGTTCTAGTTCTTTCGCAAGTTGCGATCTACTTATAGCCATTTGTCACCTACCTTATGCTAGACCTGCGGATTTAACACCACAGATATGATTTTGAATTACGCATAATACATTCGTATTAGCACTCGCTACATCTTCATTGTCAGGGTCTTGAGAAATGTCAATAGCCTTCAAAGGAAGAGTTGTTGTTGTCGCACCTGTTGTGACATCTAGTTCTACTCCTGAAATACCTGTATAGGTGCTTCCTGAGTTAGTGTCAACAATATCAAAGTTTCCAAACAGATCAGCCACTGGGAAAGTGTCGTCTGCCTGAACCTCAAATACTGTTTCAGGGTCGTCTACGATAAATGCAATTATATCTGAAGCATTGGTGCTTGCTGGATAATAGTTGCTAAATATCTGCTCGGATGATGTTGGGTCTGTGTACATACAGCCATTGAATACGCCAACTACGGGAACGGCACTGCCTGCGGCAGCTCTTTCAACGGTTCCACCTGTGACTTGTTTCACGATGTCGCCTTGAAAGATTGAAGTTCCGTAGTTTGCTGCTATTCGATAGCGGCTTTGTCCGCCTGAATAGGGTGAGCCACCCATCATTCTTACAGGTTTCAGACCAAATGAAGCGTCTTTATTCGCCATTATTTACCTACCTTTTTTTTCCAAATGATACATTCGATTTTCTATCGGAAGAATACTTCACATACTTGTTATTGCCTTGAACTTCACTGAACATTGTATTATCAAGAGCTTGGTTCTGTTGAACATTTCTGTTCTTGTAATGCTCGTTCCGTTCTTTAACAGTTTCTGTTGGTATTTTAGCCAATATCAAACCACCTACGCTTATGACACCTGCATGTCTTCCATGTTCGATTGTAGGTAAAGGGAAATCAGGCATTTCGTCTTGTCGGACAAATTCCCATCCTTCTCTCATACGGGCAGAAACATTGTTTCTGTCCTCTACTCCTACATACTCTGCCCTAATCCAACGGTATTGATAACCTTCGGGTGCGGGTGGAGTCTCTAACATCCTTGCAGGTTGCCAAGGCTTTCTTCTAGCTTTTTTATCGTGTTGCTCTTCATCACGAGATGTACGGGTTACATTATCAATCGCATCTAAATCCATTATTTTGCTCCTTCTATTTTCATCATCTCTTTGCCTACACGCTTGAGCCACTCTTCGTTACTCATGCCATAAGGCTTTAAGTTGCTTTTAACAGAAGCATGGTTAGAATTGATTCTAATTCCGCTTCTCTTCCCTTGTGCTTTTTGACGGCTTCCAGTAGAAGCTGAAGCTACTCTCTGCACAGATGAGTTGGCTCCTTTGCTGTCGTTTAGTTGACCCAATTCAGGGTAAACTTTTCTTAATCTGTTGTCTAACTCTTCGTAATACTCTTCACTAGAGCCATCGTAACCTTCAGCTTCGAGGTCTTCATGAATTCCCATAGCAGTGTAAGTTTTTACTCTGTCTTTTTGGAACCAATCGTTCTTCTCTGCCCAAGCTAACGCTTTCGAGTCAGGCTTGGGTTTATCATACACTGAAGTTTGGTTGTTTGGAACACTTTGTTGTGTTGGTTGTTGCACAGATTGTTCCGCTTGAAAGCTTTGTTGTTCTTGTTGCATTTTTGCCAATCTGACCCTTTCTTCTTCAAGGGACACTTTGTTCAATAATTCAACGCTTTTAAGCTCAAGCTCGGCATCATTAGTTTCTCTTGCTTTTTTGTACAAGTCTTCTGCTTGTTGCCTTTGAGACTTTACACGATTTTCATATTCATCCGTGTAACTTTTATCCAATGCTGATGCTTTGGTTTTTACTGTGTTGTATTCACTAGCCAGTGAATAATATTTGCTTTCCGCTTGTGAAGCTCTTTCTTCAGCCAAACGAATTCTTTCGTTTAACTTGTTTATTCTTTTGCTTACACCACGGGTGTATTTATCAAGTTCATCATCTCCGCCTGAGTCGTTTGATGCCTCTTGATTCTCTTGAGGAATTTCTACAGATTCTGTAGCTTCCTCGTGATCGTCAAGTTGAACCTGAAGTTCTTCGTTTGTTTCTTCAATCATATGATCTCCTATGCTGAAACGATGTCATCAGGGTTAAGAATGGTAGCAATGACTTCATCATCATTAATGATTCTGACTTCGCTATCATCCGCCAATTTAAACCTAGAGCCTGCATATCTGCCTATAAGAACCCATTGACCCTTTTTGCACCAAGGTTTTTTATCTTTAAACCTTCTTTCATCTTGGTAACATTCAGGACCCATGGCTACTACATAAGCAACTACAGTCGCTAAGGTTTCCTTTTCTATGGTTTCCTTTGTCAGCAAAATGCCACCTTCGGTAACACCTTTACCTCTATAAGGTAAAACCAAAATACGCCAACCAGTTGGTTGAGGCATTCTTTCGACAATACTTTTGTCAATCAATGATGGGTCTAAAACCCTGTCATCTTCTTTTACAAAAGCCTCATCTAAACTTATTGTATCTTCTTTTTTATCTTTTTTAATTACTTTAGTCATCGACAATATCTCCTTCGTCATGTAAGTGTTCTTTTATCTTATCATGAATATAGGATATTGCTGAGATTTCTCCCATTAAAAATTGATAATTTTCCATGTCTTTTACTCCACCTGACATGACAATATCGTGTACTTGCTCCTCTCTACTTTTTAAATCTTTTCTCAGAGCATGAATAAAATCATACTTGTCCATAGATTAATACACTCCACTGAAATTATTGCCTCTTAAAGCAGCTCCTTTGCCTCTGCTTTTGCCTTTACCACTGCCCGGTTTGAATGCTTCAACCTTGACCTTTTTTGGCTGAGACAATGGAATGCTTCCTTGACCTTTTATTTTAAGGGAAGTTTTCGCTTTCATTGTTTACTCCTATTTTTTTGCTTGACTCAGAGCAATAGCCTGAGCTTGTATTTGTTTGGCTCTATTGTAAGGAACATCAAGCTTTTTAGCCAAACTTTTTATAGCTTTGTTTCTAGTTGGACTAGCCTTACTTCTAACTAATTCACTAATATTAGCAGAAATAGTTTTTTTACTTTTTCCCTTTTTTAGTGGCATTAGTTTTTTTTACTGTTGTTGTTTTCTTTGCAACTGTTTTTTTCTTTGTAGGAGCTTTTACAGCTTTTGGCTTAGGTGCTTCTTCTACAACCACTTCTGCTTCAGGTTCCATAACCTCAATGCTTTTTAACATAGCTTCTGCATTTTGCTCTTTAGCCTTTTGAAGCATTTTCTTTTCTTTTATCTGCTCCTGAATTTTTTTGTTGATTGAACTTGTCATTTATTCATCCTCGCTTGTAAGTCGATTAATTTTAACTCAGCCTGTTGTCTAAGTCTTTCTTTTGCAATGTCATTTTTTTCTGATGCATTCATTGCTTGTTGATCTGCTTTTTGTTTTTGTAATTGCAACTCAGCAGATTTTTCCATGGCATCTTGTTGTTCTTTAGAAGCAAACTGTTGATTTTTCAACTCTATCTCTTTATCACGCAAGCCAAGTTCTTGTTGCCTAATAGCAACCAATGGGTCTTGTTGTTGTGGTGGTTGAATAGAAGCCAAGAACTCGGTTGAGAGTTGTGCCAAGATTGGAGAACTCATGCTTTCAATAATGCCTTGCACTTGTTGTTGTACCATCATTTGTGATTGTGGATCAAGTGTTTGTGCCTGTTGCATCATTTGTTGTATTTGTTGTTGTGCTTCAGGTGGCATTTGTTGTTCTGCTATTTGGTTAGCTAAGAATTGTAAATGTTGCATGACATGAGCAATAATCATAGATTGCAACTGTGGGTTCATTTGAACACCTTGTGTCAAAAACAAACTCTTGTGTGCTTCTATGTGTGCTTCATGATTTTGTTCTGCAAAAGCATTAGCAGGAATACCCTGCAATAAACCACTGTTTTCTATGCCTGCATCTACAGGTTTAGGAGTCATATCTTGTGGTGGCAATAACAAAGCTTCTATGTTATCCACACCAAGTGCAGAATACATTCTGTAATAAGCCTCATATATACCCTGTGGTCCATGTATTTCAGGATTAGATTGAACCATGGTTAATAGTTCTTGTGCCATCACTATTCTTTGACTCATGGAGAATATGTTTGGATCAGATACAGGTATGACATCTACCTTCTTGCTAAAGTCTTCTAATTTTATTTCTTTTGAGCCACTACCTGTTTCATATGGATAGACTGGTGGCAAGAATTCACCAAAGACTCTAGCCAAAATTTTAAATTCTGTTCTTTGTGAGTAATGCAATCTTTTGTGAATTGCACTCATGACTTTTGTACCCTTTTCTAATAAAGCTACAGTTGTACCAACAGGCATAGCTGCATTACTATCACCAATATTCATATCGGCAATAGATGCAAATCTTTTACCACTGTCAACCAATAATCCAAGCAAGCTAAATAAAACTCCACTTGGTTCTTTATAAGGCAATGGCATCAATGCATCACGCAAAGCACCACCCGGTGCGTCTATATCTCTAAATTCACCCGGTTGTAAAGGAGATGCTTCATCTCTAATTCTTATGCCTCTAGCTTTAAAACCTGCTGGTAAATTAGATAAAGTACCTGCATCGATAAGCTGTCTTAAAATAGATGTTGTGGCTTTAGATAAACCACCTATCATGTGTGAAAGACCTAAACCATAAAATCCTAAGCCCGGTAAAAACTTGTACTGAACAAAATAATTAATTTTATTTTTAATTGGATCATCAGGCTCATAGTTTCTTCTAATAGATAAAACTCTTTGTGAAGATTCGTCAATGGTAATAATGTAAGGTAATTTTAATCCTGTTGGCTCACCATTTTGATCTAAGTCCTCAAAGCCTTCTATTTCTGCAACTGTATGTATTTCATACAATCGTCTTTGTTCATCGTTATTATACTCAGGCTCAACACCTTGTATTTTATCAATTTCTTCTGTAACCGTGTCTCGTGTTTCTACTTCACTGCCCGTTAACTCTATGTCTGCATAAAATCCTGAAAGTTGTAATTTTCTTACTTCATTGTTGCTCATAGAAACAATATGAGTTACTCGTTCTGCACTAAGCAGATCGGTTGCTTCATATGGAACTAGCAAATCTTCAGAAGGTACAAACTTTGATACAGGTCTTCTTATGGATGCATCGTAATAAACTTTTTTAAATGCACTACCTGATAATGGTAGATAAAATAACAATTGATCCAACTCAGGATCATATTCAGGCATTTCGTTCATAATGTAATAATTCATGAACTCAGCAACTCTTTCTGCTTGCATTTCTGTGTTGGCATCTCTTTGTCCAACTATTTGTGTTTTAACAGGTCCTTGTGCAGGCAAAAGTTCTTTGTATGCTTGTGCTTGGAATTGAGTTACAGATTCAGCCAAGATAGGATGAATTACGCCACTAGAACCCTCAAAGGGTTGGCTTCTTTGTTCGTCAAACCTCATGCCAAGATATTTAAGACCGTCTGTGTAAGTCTTCATCCACTCTTTACGAGATTCTTTATCGTTTTCTACATCGTTAATTAATTTTTTGGAAATAGAACCTAAAACATAGTCATCTAAATATTCAACCAAATTAGCATCAAATGGCATTTCTTGTTCTTCTTCTTCTTGAGCTTCATCAATAATAATTTCATCATCGTTGATGGTAACCTCTAAAGATTCCATCAGTTGCTCTTCAAAGGAAGGTGCTTCTGCTTCTATATCAACAGCTTTGCCCTGATCCACAATGTCAGGATTGTCTTCTGTGCCTAATTTTCTTTCAATTGCCATAGTGATTTATTATATATTAAAAATTAATGTAAGACCCTCTTCTCGTCTTCTTTGAACTGTACTAAGTCTGTCAACTCTCCTTGTACTATGTAACCGTCAATTTCTGCTATGGCTTGAGCTACCTCTAAGTCTTCAGCGTGTATATTAGGTCCACAATATTCCTGACCGTCATGAATAAATTTTGTAATAAATATTTTCATCAGTAATAACTTAGCTTTCTTCTATCAAATGATACCTCATCTTCATAGTCTGTGCCTAGCTCAATTAAGCCACCTTGTCTAATTCTCATCAATGCCATGGTTGCGGAGTCAGCAAAGTCATCGTTTTCTCCATAAGGGAAAGAAGCCATTTCTTCAATAACTTCTTCAGCAAATGCATCTTCTGTTGCCCACACCATACCGCTTTCAAACATGGGAGAAACAGAGTTCATTCTAGCTATCTTGTCTTGACCTCTGCTCGGTGAGTAAGATTGTACAGGTATACCTATCTTTCTAAGCTCTTGTGTTAGAGGCGTACCACTGGCTTTTGCCTCAATTAAAACAATATCAGGTTCCCAATATTTATATTCTTCTAAAGCTATTTTTTTCAACTCAGGAAAATCTACTCTGTGCCTTGTTGCATCCAACAATATGACAGAAGCTTCATCGCCTTCTTCAGGATAAAATATGCCCCATGTCGTTATAGCCGAGTAGTCAGCCGTTTCTTTTGCACTAAATGCGGTGTCATAGCTTTGTATAATACACTCACACGAAGGAATCTCTTCACTCTCCCAAGTTTTCCACCATTCTCTTTTTATAATTGATCCGCTTTCTGCTGTTGGATTTTGCATCCACTGAGCGTTCCATTTGGATACTGGTAAAGATGCTTTTACACCCAAGAGTTCTTCTTTCTTCCAAAACTCTGCCCATAAAGGCTCATCAGACTCAGGCATAATTGCAGGAAACTCAACAAGCTCCCATTGGTCAGCGTGTGCTTCTGACTGTCTTTTAAGTAATCGACCTGCTAAGTCTTTGGTTGACCATCGTGTCATTACTAAGATGATAGTACCACCCGGCTGTAACCTTTGGCGTGGTCCTGATGTGTACCATTCCCAAGCCCCATCCATTGCAGTTGGTGACATAGCATCTTGCTCAGAATGTGGATCGTCAATGATTAATAAATCTGCACCACGACCTGTAAT